AACAACTGTCTTGACATTTTCTTTGCCTTGACCCGACTTAGCAATACACATAAAAAACAAAGATGAAAAATTATTCATATTGGTTCTATACATCCTACCCAAGGCTACCGAACCCAAAGATAATGCTGCTTGCATGCTAATAGCAGGCTGAGATATGTGAGCTATCTTTTCTGAGTATTCGTAAATGTCTTTTAATACACCAGGAGGAGAGTAAAGATTCACTGGTTCTTTGACTGTTCTTGTTGTTGATATATAAGCAGGTGCTTGTTGATTTTTTCTATCGTGAGTTTTCTGAACCGAATTAACAGTAGTAGATATTTCAGTAGCAGGTAAAGGCGGAGTGTTTTGTTCGTTCCAAGACTGGACAAAGAACTCTGTAAAATCTGTATTTAAACCTTTGGCTATTAAGTAGCCTGCAAGTCTAGCTGCTTGATCGTTACGACCGCCTTCTGAAATACCTTGTATGGATAACGGAGTAGCAATTGGTTTGCCGTTAAGCTTATCAACGCCAGTAACTTTTACCCATAACTCTTGGGTAAGGTTAGGTAAGTCCTCAATATCGTTTAGATCCCACTCTGGAATCGTTGTAGGCGTATATATAGCTCCTGTTGCATGAGTGTTATGTGGAGCAACAATCAAGCCACCCACTCCTCTAATATCAATCAGCTTGGCTGGATCATATCCTTCTGTTCGTTTGGCAACCCAAGTAGTAAAGTTTTCTGGATTGTTATAATAATAGTGGACACCTTTGCCTGTTGCTACTTTAAAAGGTGTTACTGGCAAGTTGGCCTCACACCAATTTACCGCTTCTGGGGTGTCTGCATCTATAACAATAAACTTGCCACAGACTAAAGCTACGACTAGATTGTCTCGCCCTTTGAACCATTTCTCAATTTCTTCCGTCGTCGGCTGTCGTTCTTGATACTGTTGCCACCCGCCTAATTCTTTGGGTGGAACTTTATTATGTCTATGGAGTGGTACTACACTTATTCCATATTCTGCATAAGCAAGAGCTAAGTCCAACGCAGAGTCTTGCGCTGTTACTTGTAAATTGAACACTATTAACTTTCAATACTTTCTTCAATAGGGCCAAATATAGATTCAAAGTCTAGCTTACCGCCAGAGGCTTTGATAATTTTCTTTGCTTGTTTAATAGAGGGTTGTCTAAGACCATACCTCCACGCTCTGGTTGAGGCCGCTGAACAATTAAATAATTCAGCTGCAGGTTCTGTACCAATAAATTCTATGTACTTCTTCAAGGTTATTCTTTGCACTTCTCTCTCCTTATATTGTGGTTCTAGATTATTTTTCTTAAATAGTTTAAGCTCTTCATCTGTTAAACTTTTAAGTCTCCAAAGGTAATCAACCTTCCATTGATTCTCATCTACTTCTCTCATTTTACATTCCGTTAAAATATTAATGTCCACACATTGTAATTCATAATAAAATAAATTAAAATAGTATTTTTAAATAAAACGGAGAAGATAAATGTCTGACATTTTAAGCAGAATAAAAAGTCCTAGCGATTTGGTTGACAGCCAAGGCGCTAAGATTTTAATGTATGGTGCAGCTGGAGCTGGTAAAACAACTTCACTTGCAACCTCACCTGGAAAAACTTTAATCATTAGTATGGAAGCAGGCTTGTTGTCTATTAAAGACGCGGCCAATGTTACTGCTATTGAAGTTAAAGAAGCTTCCGAGATCGAAGAGATCGCTGAGATGCTAGAGAACGGCAAACTTGATTACGATACTATTTGTTTAGATAGCGTAACCGAAATGTCTGAGCTTTTACTAGCACAAGAAAAGGCTAGGTCTAAAGATCCTAGGCAAGCTTATGGCGAGGTAATCACAGTAATGACAAGAACGATGCGAAGATTTAGAGATCTTAAAATGCACGTTATTTTTGTTGCTAAAGAAGACAAGCTTCGTGACGAAGCAACGGGTATGTTTCATTATCAACCAATGATGGTTGGTGCAAAACTGCCTACCCAAATTCCTTACTTCTTTGATGAAGTGTTATGTCTTAGGACTTTCACCGAAGAAAATGATGAAGGGAAGAAAGTAACCAATCGTTGGTTGCAAACAGTTCTTGGAGATAATTACATCGCCAAGGATAGGAGTGGCAAGCTAGATTCTTTTGAAGAGCCTAACTTGACATATATTATTAATAAACTTGGATTTTCAAAAGGAGAAAAATAATGAGCGATTTTGCAGACGTCAAGTTTGATTTTGAATCTGGTGGTAGTGGTGAATCCACTATTCCAGAAGGGGACTACCTAACAGAGATAAGCACATGCGAGAAGACTACTTCAAGCAATGGCAATGATTATCTAAAGTTAGAAGTCAAAGTGTGTGGTGAAAAATACAAAGGCTGGATTGCAAGAGACAATCTTAATCTTTGGTATAAGCATGATGACTCTGAAAAGCAAGAGCTTGTAAGAGAAATAGCATCAAGAAAATTCTCAGCGCTTGTAAAAGCATTGGGAAGAAGTGACAACCCGCCAGCAAATGCTGGAGAGTTAGTTGGCAACAAAGTGATTTGTGCTTTTGGCATTGAAAAAAGTAAAAATCCAGATTACCCAGATGATAAAAACAACATCAAGGGTTTCAAGCCGTTGGAAAAGATGTCGCCTAAACAAGCAGACGACACTCCAGCTTGGGTGAAAGAAGGTAATTCTGAAACCAAAGCTCCAGCTAAACCGAGCTTGTAATTGTTGGACTTAGACAGGGGCTATTTGAAGAAGTCCTAAAAGGTGTCTTGGAAGCGCAGGCACTGTCGGAAAGCGCTTCACTTTTTTACAAAGTTAAAGTAACAATATTAGGCGAGTTATATACAGATAGATGACCACCTTCTGAGTAGTTTTTATACAGCTCCAAGAACCCTTCCATTTTTTCCCAACCAAGATTCATCTGCTCTTCTGAGATAATGAATACTTTAGATGCGTATGGATAGACTTTCTCTTGCGCTACAAAAACAAACTCATCTAACTTAAATCCAGCTTTTTCCATACCTCTGCGATACCAAGCAGCTTGCATGTCATAGCCATACTTCTTCACCGAATAACCAAACTCTACTGGATCACACGATTGCGTTGTCTTGTAATCTACTACACATATAGCGTTGTCTGGATAAGGGCTTTGGACTGGCGGACAGATAACATCTGGTCGGCACTTACAAAGAACCTCACCTTCATACCAATAGAAACTGGCCTCTGCTACTTTGCCCTCGGCGTTTAGGTAGATGTTGCCCTCTTCAATCATATGTTCTTTCATACCTTTGATTGCAGTCATTTCAGCTTCTTTAATAACTGTTAGGCCGCGTTCTTCATACTCCTTTTTGAGTTCTTTGTTGGCATTGGTATAGGGAGATCCCATTACCACCGCAACAGTATTGTTAAACTCTTCCTCGCCTTCTACTAATAAAGCATGGGCGGCCGTACCGAAATTCATCGCAGGGGTTGTCTCCTGGACTTTTTCTAGCGCATGCAGTTGCGATTTGCCAAAGGCTCTAATCTTACTGCTGCTAATTCCAGCTCCTGCATGGTAAACAGGATTAGGTATATCTGAAAACACCAAGGTTTCACCTTTTTGCTCAGACTCAAATTCTTTTAGTTCTTCTATTATCATTCTCATACTCCAAAATTATCGTTTGCACGACGTTATCATTAAGCATTGGCTCTGGCCAATACAATAAATGGTTGTAAATACGAAAGCGCATGTTGTCCAAAAAAGACAAACGCTCGCTGTACTTGGGCTTTCCTATTAAATACCAAAATTCTTCTATCTCCTCTAAATTATCGCCAATATATGTTAAATCCGCTTCCGTAAAGTCATAAGGAAGAAAAATAAAATCTCCTGTATCCTTTTTAAAAGGGTAACAGCGTGTTGGCTTACCTATCTGCATAAATATGATTGACGATATTGGGGAACTTGCCCGAATAATCGACTTTAATTAAATCTGGTTTGTTGACTTCTGTTTGTCTAAACAAAGCCTCGTCTACTGTAGAGGGTGGGGATCTTCGCAAGCTGTCGCCACTTACCATTTTGTTCCACCAAGCCACCGCTTTCTCTCTTGCATAGCCCGAATGCTCAAAGCATATGTACTCGCTAATAATCTTATTGGGCGTCTTGTAGCTGACCTTTAATACAGGCAAGGGCTTGCCTTGTTTCTGATGATTGCCAAACCACATGTTAATAACCTTGGTATCGTAGCGTTCTTTCTTGGCTGACTGAGAAATAATATCTAACTTAGATGCAAACAGCTCTAGCTCTAACTTGCGCATAGGATAGACATAGCCACAGTCTGGGCACGTTGTTACAGCTTTTGGTACATATGATTGACATTCTGGACAGCTCTTAACCAGAGCCTCCCCTGTCTTCTTACGCTTACCTTTTTGATTGGGAGCTATTTGGTTGATAGGGCCATGGCGTTCAATATTCTTGGCAAAGTCTAGAATCAAACAATCTTTCTTACCTTCTGCTATACGCATGCCCCGACCCATCATTTGCACATATAAGCCTGGTGAATGTGTAGGTCGCAGCATTATAATTAAATCTGTATTTGGGGCATCAAAGCCTGTTGTTAAAACATCGCAATTAACCAAAGCTCTAATCTTGCCTGCTTTGTAATCAGTTATTAGTTGATCTCTTTCTAATTGATTGGTATCCCCTGTTACCACGCGAGAGGTTATATGGTTGGCGTTTAATATGTCGCTAACCATTTCTGCATGCTTGATTCCCGCGCAAAAGATTAGCCATTGTTTTCTGTTTGCGCCTTTAATCAAAACTTCTTGCATGGCTTTATTGGTTCGGCCGCTGTCGTTCATCTTGGCCTGCAAATCTGTTTGAATAAACTCTCCGCCCCTCAAACCTATATCATCAATCTCATACTCAGTATCCATACACTTAGTTACTAAAGGTGATAAATAGCCGTCATCAATCAGCCGAATAAAGTTATCGCCACTACCAAAGTCTATTGCTACATCGTCAAAGATAGATCCCTCGCCTTCGGTTAACATGCCAGAGTTAAGTCGATACGGAGTAGCAGTAAAGCCAACCACTCTTAATCCTGGGTTGCGTTCTTTAAGGGCGACAACGAGAGAACGATACATCCCCTCGCCGTCTTTTGGAACAAGATGCGCCT